ACGTACAACCTGCTAGACAACCTGATCAGTTGGTTAATCGACTTAGCAGTGATGATCGAACCGAAGAGGCCGAGGAAGCCGAGGAAGCAGGAACTTGATTATCACGTCAGCAACCTGCCGGATGAGATCCTAGCGATCATCCGCGTTAGCTGGTATGTCGATGGCAAGCCGGATGAGATTGATGAAATGGTGCTGATGGAAGATGGCCAAAATGGTTATGACGCATTTGCTGCAATTGTTACAAGTGCATTACAACGTGGCGCCAATGTAAGCATCCGTTCAGGGTATGCCGCCAAGGATTTAGGCATCATCCAATGAGCACACCAGCGTCGCTATACCGCAATGCGATTGACCTTAACAGGTATAGCAATAGCGTGGCGCGACGTGTTATCAATGCATATAACGACATCATTATTGATGCGGTCAATCAATTGCGGGCCATTGATGATCTAGCTGCACCAGTAAAGGCAGCCAGACTGCGCGGCATCTTGGCGCAACTGAAAGACAGCCTCGGCACTTGGGCTGGTGATGCAACTGAGCTGACCGCATTGGAACTGCAGGGATTAGCGGAGCTGCAGTCGGAGTTTGTCACCGAGCAGTTGCGCCGTGCATTGCCAGCCGGTAGTCGTGATGCGGTACGCACCGTTGAGATCAGCCCGCAGTTTGCGCAAAGTGTGGTCACAACTGACCCGACCCAGCTCAATGTGGTGGCATTATCGGATGACCTATTTGCAGCAGTGCAAGGTGCACCGCAGACATTCAGCCTGACTGCTGCGCAAGGTGCAACCATCACGCTGCCCAATGGCGAGGTCATCACAAAGGCATTTCGTGGTGTCGCCGTTGATCAAGCTGAGCGGTTTTCGCAGGTGGTGCGGCAAGGGTTGCTCACTGGTGAGCCAACACCAGATATTGCCAAGCGGTTGATTGGTAGCTTGCAATTTGGCGAGGAGGCTAAAACCGTCCGTCAACTGGTAGCAGCAGGCGGGCAAGCGACAGCCGTTGCTGATAATCAGATCATCACGCTAGTTCGCACCAGCATCAACCAAGTGGCTAATACCGCCAGCCAGCAGGTATATGAAGCCAATCAAGACATCACTAAAAAGTATCGCTACATCGCCACATTGGACACGCGAACCAGCGCCATCTGCCGCGCGTTGGATGGCAAAGAGTTTGAATACGGCAAGGGGCCAACACCGCCGCAGCATTTCAACTGCCGCTCGACAACCGTAGCAATCATCGACCCTGACATCTTGCCGCCATCCACTACGGCAACCCGCGCCAGCAAAGATGGCCAAGTGCCGATCAACCAAAGCTATGGCGAGTGGTTATCCAAGCAGCCACGCAGTGTGCAAGCTGAAGCGTTAGGTTCCGGCAAGGTTGCATACTTCAACCGGCTTGCAGATAAGTACGGCCCACGTGATGCCATCGCCAAGCTGGTGCGTGATGATGGTTCAGAGTTAACCTTGGAGCAGCTCCGCAAACGATATGGACCTGCCTAACCTTCGGCATTTTGTCAACGGCCTGATCATTAGTGATCCGGTAGAAGCGTTGATTGGTGAGGCGTGGGTTAATGCCGTGCTATGCCAACGCGAAGATGGCACGCAGTTTTGGGCATCGCCAGACCTGCTTAAACTGGGTGAACCCAGCAGGTGGCGTCATGCCGTTGAAGAAAGGCAAATCAAAGGATGTGATCTCAGCCAACATCAAGGCGGAGATGAAGGCGGGCAAACCGCAAAAGCAAGCAATCGCAATCGCGCTGTCAAAAGCCGGAAAGTCACGCAAGCCAAAGGGTAAAAAGTGATGGCTAAGAAACCTGGCCTCTACGCCAACATCGCAGCCAAGCGCAAGCGCATTGAAGCTGGCAGCAACGAGCGCATGGCACGCAAGGGTGAAGCAGGTCGCCCTACTGCTGCTGCATTTAAGGCTGCGGCTAAGACTGCCAAGAAACCCAAGCGCAAGTGATTACCTAACACGCTCCTGCGCGTGGATCCAGGTCTTTAGTTCAGAGATATACCACCGCAAGTCTTGTGCTTTGGCAGCGTGCCAGCCATTATCAGTTTTGCGGTACAGCTCCTCATGGCGATCAATTGCATCAAGGCATTGCTTGATCAGTTGATTCCATGGTTGACGAACTGGGGTGTCCCACTCACGCTTTGACACAATCGTGCCGCGCCATTACGATGACAGCGTAATTAAGCCTGCGGCTTATCCATGTCTGACGAAACACAAACCCAGGAGCCTGCGGCTACCGGGGGCAACAATGAAGCATTGCAACGCAGTGTTGAAGCATTGGAACGCAAGAACCAAGAGCTGATTGCTGAATTGCGTGCGGCTAAGTCAAAGAAACTACCGGATGGCGTTGATGTCGATGAACTACTTGAGTTCAAGCGACGTGCCGAACAAGCTGAACTTGAATCGCAAGGAAAATACTCCGAAGCACGACAAGCTTTGGAGCAGCAATTCCGTGAGGCGACGGCGCAGAAGGACCAGCGCATTGCTGACCTTGAAACCCGCGTCCGTGAACTTGAACTTGTCACGCCAGCCGTGACCGCATTGGCTGAAATTGTCCATGACCCCGACTTGGTACTAAAAACCAAGTTGACTAGCGATCAAATCGAACGCGACCCTGATGGCACGGTTGTGGTAGTCGATGGTTACCAGCGCACACCAGTTAGCGAATGGGCCAAGTCGCTGCCGGCATGGATGCAAAAGCAACCTAAGCCGCAAGGTAGTGGTGCACCATCAGGTCGCAGCAGTGGGGAGATGCCACTAGGCATTAAGAACCCATTTGCGCAGGAATCATTCAATTTGACCGAACAGTCACGGTTATTTCGTACCGACCGTGATATGTACGAACGGCTAAAAGCTGCTGCAGGACGCTAAGCTATCCGCAACCGGCTGCGCTGGTGCAAGGGCTGCGCCCACACCGTAAACCATTTCCCCGAGATGAATCATGGCGACTCTTCGCTCTGACATCATCATCCCCGAGATTTTTACGCCTTACGTCATTGAGCAAACCACTCAACGTGATGCCTTCCTGGCATCCGGTGTGGTGCAGCCCATGGCGGAGCTTAATGCAACCGAGGGTGGTGATTTCATTAACGTGCCTTTCTGGAAGGCCAACCTGTCTGGCGACTTTGAAGTGCTGACTGACAGCACCTCGTTGACGCCCGGCAAAATCACTGCTGACAAGCAAGTTGGCGTGATCCTGCACCGTGGCCGCGCCTTTGAGGCCCGCGACCTTGCAGCTCTGGCTGCTGGTAGCGACCCCATGGCCGCCATCGGCGCCAAGATTGCTGATTACGTTGCCAACCAACGGCAAAAGGATCTGCTGTCTTCCCTTGCTGGTGTTTTCGGCACCCTCGGCACCACTAGCTCGTCTGCTGCCTTCTTTGGTCTGACCATTGACGGCGAGTCTGGCGACACCCCGACTGTGCTGGGCCCCCGTCACGTTGCGGAAGCCCGCAGCCTGCTGGGCGATCAAGGCGACAAGCTGACTGCTGTTGCCATGCACTCCAAGGTCTACTACGACTTGGTTGAGCGCAAGGCGATTGATTATGTCAGCACCCTTGATGCACGCGGCACCACCACCACCCAATCTGGCGGCAGCTTGGTTGGCGCTTACGGCGGTGACGCTTCTGTGCCGACCTACATGGGTCTGCGCGTGATCGTCTCTGACGATGTGCAAACCGAAGGCAGCGGCAGCACCACCGAGTACGCAACCTATTTCTTCACCCAAGGCGCTGTTGCCTCTGGTGAGCAGATGGGAATGCAGACTGAAACCGACCGTGACATCCTCGCCAAGAGCGATGCCATGTCGATCGACCTGCACTACTGCTACCACCCGGTTGGCGCTAAGTGGGGCGTGACGACCACCAACCCGACCCGCGCTCAACTGGCGACGGTTGGTAACTGGTCGAAGGTGTACGAACTCAAGAACCTTGGGGTCGTGAGAAGCACAAACCTCTCCAACTTCGATTGAGGTAACTGATCATGGCACAACCTTCCCAGTTTGAACTGAGCACCGAGCAGTATCTCGAAGCCACTTTTTACGGGGCATCCTCGATTGCCGACGTGCAATTCTGGACTGCTCCCGTTAAATGTGAAGTGGTAGCAGTGCGTGAAGTTCACGCCACTGCTGGTAGCGATGGCTCTGCTGTTACTGGCACCGTTCGTCGTTGCCAAGGCACTGAGGCCGCCACTGCTGGTGATGACCTGCTGAGCGCCACCATCAACTTCAAAGGCACTGCTCTTACCGAGCAGACTCCTGCCTTGACTGCCACCACTGCTGACCTCACCCTTGAGGTTGGCAACCGGCTGTCGCTGGACGTGACAGGTACCACCACCGCCTTGGCTGGTGTCATCCTGACCGTGCTGCTGAAGCGCATCTGATGGGTTTGTTCGCCTTCAGGCGACTGCGTGAGCGTGAGGCTGCTTCTACGGAGGCGGCCTCTCTTTCTATGCCAGAGCCTAAACTGATACCAACGGAGCCGGACAATGGCGGTAGTAATCGTGGCCACACCAGGGGCCGCCGACGCAAACTCGTACCTGACGCTGGCAGCAGCGCAGTTGATAATTGACGGCTTTGTGCAGGATGCTGATGTAACCGCATGGGCATCAGCTACAACTGACCAAAAGAACCGGGCATTGTTTACTGCAACGCAACGCTTGGACCGTGAGCGGTTTCTAGGCGCAAGGGCAACTGATACGCAGGCATTGCAATGGCCGCGCACTGGGGTGCGCAAGCCTGACACTTACATCAACACCTATGCGGTTGGATTCCCGTTTCGCATTACTACTGATTATTTCACTGATACCGAAATTCCAACGCAAATTCAGTACGCGCAAGCCGTGCTAGCGGTATTCCTCCATAACAACACCGACGCGCTTGGGCTTAGCGGATTGGAGGATTACAAGAATGTCAAAATCGGCAGCCTTGATGTGACACCCAGCGAAAGCTACGGCGCTGTTGGTGCTGATAAGGTGCCACCGCTGATGGAGCGTTACCTGACAGGGCTTAGAATAAGTGGACCTGGTAACGTTGCAATTCGCCGGTCATGATGATTTCCATTGGCGGTGGTGATGCAGTCATGAGGGATGGGCTTGAAATCCCAACCCATGACTACATCGGCAATACATATACAGGCAGCAACCTGACTGGAGTGGTATTTAAGCGTGGCGGTGCTAGCGGTACTACGGTTGCGACGCTTACAATGACATATGACGGCAGCAATAACCTGCTCACCGTTACCCGGAGCTGATCATGGGATACAAGTTCAACCCATTTACAGGCACGCTCGACACGGTCGACAGCCCTAACGGGGTATTCGAGGAGCTTGATGTCAACGGTGACATCGTTCTAGATGATGGCGGCACCTACACCACCACGGTGCAGTGTGTCACGCCCACGGCCAACCGCACGATCAGCTTTCCGGATGCCACTGGCACCGTCGGACTAGTTGCAGGCTCTAGTGGGCAACTGCTGTATAACGCAAGCGGCGCCAATGCAGGGGCCTCAACGCTGAC